AGGAAAAAATCTTCTAATAGTCTTCTTCCTTTATAGATATCACCGTTATTAGTAATGTAAGGGGTCCACCCCCATTCTAACACAGCCATATATCCTGGCCTCATATAAAGCATTTCAAGTACTTCTAATTGTCTTCTATTATGGCATTCAAAGTTAATTTTAGCTTCTCTTAATGAACCATAAGCAGATTTAGTTCTAATAGTAGCATCTATAATTCCGGGCATTGGAACAATTCCATACCCATCACCTGAAGCATCAGCCCCAATAGCTAAATCACCATACCCTAAATTACTTTTTTGCCCTGGTCGAGGAAATGAATCTCTAGGAGTAGTTACTCTTCTAGTTATTTTATTTCCATCTTTTACCCTAGCAAAATCACTTAATATACCTCCTTCTAAAATAAAATTTTGGGATAGGGCAGCTCCTCTTAAAGCATTAAAACTTTGTTCTCCTTCTAACCCTCCAATTTCAAGATTAACATTTTCAACATAGTCAACCATAGAAGTTAATCTAAGAATACATTGTTTATTTAAAGTATAGGTAAAGTGGGCTCCTGCATCTAAATCTTTAATTACAGTGCCACTTTGTAATTTAATGTTTTTAGCGCTTTTAAGTCTACTAAATTTATCTATACCGTCTTCATTAATAAAACGGTTATTATTGTTACCAATATCAATTAATTCTTCTCTAAGTGATATTTGGTCTCTAACATACTTTCTAAATGTATCCTTAAAAATACTCATCTAAGATTATTATTAAAATTTGTAAATGAGTTTATATATCTAATAGGGTCAGCAGGGATTCTAATTTGTTCTCCTAAAGCCACATGATAGCTATCTTTACGTAGCTTATTTGGGTTAGCAGCTAAAATTACCCACCAAAATTGTGTATCATTATAGAATTCAAAACTTAAATTATCTAAACGATCCCCGTCTTGAGTAATGATATATATATCATCTTGGCTTAGGGGCACATCAGGTAAAACAGTATTTATGTAATACTTTTTACCTCGACGATTTCGTAATTGTTTTATTTCGGCAAATCTTTTCATTTATTATATGGCATCGTTTGCATCAAGTGATACAAAATTTCCATTATTATTCTCTAATTCATCATCCCCCACACGAGAATATCTTCTGCTGTTTTTAACTCCTATTTCGGGTAATATAAAGGGTGTAGTAACGCTATTTGAAGGGGCAAAGTTGTGTACTGGTTGGAATTCACATGAAACATCTAATATATGGGGGTATTCATTTATATCTGCGTCAGCTCCATTTTTATCATATCTAATTTCCCATGGGTATGCTGTAGACCAGCCCAAGCCTACACTAGTAAAAAATCCAGGGATTTCATTCATCCAGTCCCCTATAGTTAAACGAGAAAATACACCTCTCATTCTTCTATTTTTATATTCTGGTGCTGTTTGTGCTACTAAATAATTTAATTTTCTCCATAGAGGTCTTTGTTCATGTCTGGTTTGTGTATGAATCTTAAAACTAAAACTAATTTTTCTATCAAAGCCAGCATATGTATAAAATTTTTCTGCTCTACCATTATACTTGTAATCATTCCATTCACCTGAATAATTATCTGATATGTTATCTAAAAATGCCCTAAATAATATAACATTATCGTTTAAAGGATTTTCAGTATTTACAACAGCGATTTTAAATTTAATGTAATCTTCAAAAGTACTACTAAAATCTTCTAAATTTTCTCTTTTAAATATATTAGCTCCTGTAATTCTATCTACAGTTCCAGGTACAAAAACATCATAGGAGTTATCTTCATTTAATTCTACAGGAATACCGGGGTCTCCTAGATTATATAAACTAATTCTAGTACGTTTAATTTCGCTTTTACGATCTGTTTTTTCCCTATAGTCAGTATAATTATTTATAGATTCTCCTGAGTTAGCTCTAGTAGTATTAGATCCTTGTCTTAGTTCAAATAACCCCTGATTAAATAAAGGTAAATAACCTCTATAGGGGTCTGCTTGGTATCTCTTTATTTCAGTATCCCCAAGTCCAAAAGTTGAATGGGCACCCCCCGGATATCTTAATATTAAATCTTCTCGTCCTTCAAATCCACCCCCATATATGTTAGTGTATTTTCCATAAAGAGTAAAATCTGATGTATCGTCAGCATTATTTTTTGCTAATTCTAATAGCGTAAACTCATATTTAGGACCTCCTAAATTGGGATCATAATTAAACCCGTTTTCAAATTTAAGATCTATTAAACCATCTTTTCTAAATCTAACACCTGCAGCACCTGTACCTGCGGTTGCTAATACACTAATAGGGAGTGTTTGGCGGTTTCGAGGTCCGCCAGCTAATTGTTGGAGTAAACCTCCTCCTCCTTCCTCTTGTGGTAATATAGGTCCTAAGGGATTAGTTCTGGCTAAAGCCAATTGAGCACCCGCCCAAGCTAATCCATTAGGTCTAACTAGTAATTTACCTAATCTTGCTAGATCATCTATAACAGCATTACCTAATGCTATTGCTCCCCCCCTTACAAAATTATCAGTTACTTCACCTATTAAACCTAAAGCACCATTAGTTTCTTTTTCTACTGCTGGTAAGTCTTTAGTTATTAAAGGAGCATTATCCCCATACCCTAAAGACCGTTGTTCAAAATTTGAACCATTAGGGTTTGTGCCTGTTTCTTCGGCGATTAATAAAAGATTTTTTAACGATATCGCCATAAATCATATTAATATCCGTAAAATCCTTCGTCGGGACCTGTATTTTTGTAAAGAGGTGGGGTAATACCTTCTAGATCTAGATCGGCATCTCCTGATTGGGCAAATGCTATACCAGTAGCTCCACCATAAGCGTATGTGTAGTTAGGGCCTACTAATGATCTACCAGCTTGATCTTGGAGAGGACCAGCGTGTAAATTAGATCCTGCGGGAATAGTAAAGGGGTAAGCACCTCTTTCTAAACCATTTACTATAGGGAAGTTAGGTCCTGTTTGGCTTTCCATATTGTTTACAGGACCTCCATCGGCTTCGCCAAATCCACCTATTAAGTCATAAAGGGATGATAAATTTTTAATTGCCATAATTGTGTTGTTTTATTATAAATATTAAGCAAATGTAGGACTTGCTTGAAGTTCTTGAGTTCCTCCTAATCCTCGTCTACCTCTACCACTAGATGCAGCAAATGCGTCCCAATTATTTTGTATTATTACAGGCTGTGCGGATCCACCACCACCAAATCCCATTTGTTTAGCTTTATTTAATGGAATTACTGCCTCAGGCTGACCAGCTTCACCAATAGTAGCTAAAGTACCACCTGGTCTAGGTTTTACAATACCACCTTGTGCCATTTTAGGGACATCAGGTGCACTTCTCATTAAAGAATAAAGACTAGCAACAGCACCAATGGCTAAAGGAATACCAAGACCAAAAGGTATACCAGCAAAACTACCAAAAGTTTTAGCTGCGGCTTCTATTATACTTTTAGCAGCACCTAAAGCTGCTTTTGCGGCAAACATACCTGCAGCCGCAGCTAATGCGGTCATAACCCCAACTAAAGGTACTAATACGGCTTTTGTTTTTCCTATAAAATCAAATGCTGTAGCAAAAGCATCTACTATAGGTAAAGCAGCTGCTGCTACATCACCTAATAGGCTTTGGAATTTTTCTTGTGCTAAATTTAATTTTTCTTGAGCAGAAACTTGTTCTAATCTATCTGCTAACTCACCTTTACCAACTGCTCTAAGTTGTTCAGCGTTCATACCCATTGTTTCTTGCTTAAAGAGCATATCAGCTAATTGGTCGGTTTGCATACCCATTGATTTAGCTAATGCATCTTGCTGTAGGGTGTTCATTTTAGTAAAATCAGTAAATGAACCCATATTTTTAGCTAACTCATCAGCTAATGTTGCTTGGTCACCTGCTAGGGCAGCTGCTCTTGCTCTTTCAAGATTAAGTTGTTTACCTGTTAATAATTCAGCTTCTAATTCAGATTCAATACTTGATTCAAATTCTAATAAAGCTTTACTTGCACTTACAATATCATCAATTTCTGCTCCTAATAATTTAGCTTTTGTAACTGCTTCAGCTATTAATTCAGGATTAGCTCCTAACTGGGCTCTTAACTGTCCTGTAACTTTACCCGTGGCTTCAAGAATGCCTTGCATATTTAATGCAATTCCTGCCCCGCGTTGTAATTCATGTGAAGTTGCTAAAACATTTTCTTCAACTTCCCTAAAATTAGCACCACTTCTCTCAGCAGCAAAAGCTAAGTTACCTGCAGATTCAGCAGATATTCCAACTAGTTTAGTTAGTTTAGTAAAAGTACCAACAGTAGACATGCTAAACTTTTGGGCAGTTCCTAATTGTTCATTAAGTAGTCCAAAAGATTCAACTAACCCACTAGTAGTAATAGCCAACTCTTCAGAATTTAAAGCTACAGCGGCAAATTCTTGTCTTAAACCGTTTGCTTCAGATTTAGTTAAATTTACATCCTTAGCTAGTTTTGCAGCTTCCTCGTCCGCTTTCATTAACCCTGTAAACATAGCATCCAACACAGCGGTTCCTATTTCTAGAGCTCTAGCCATTAACCTAGCTTGAGCTGCTGCCCCAGCAAATCCTTCTTGTAAATTTCTTGTTTCATTAGCAGCTTGTTTGGCTCTTTTAGCCATTTGTTCAAGTCTACCTTTATCTTTATCTGAAGCTTTAGCAGCTGCTTCAGCTAATTTTTTAGCTTCATCATCAAGCTTATTAGCAAGTTTTTTAGACTCAAGGGCTTTTTTAGCAGCAAAATTTGCGGTTTTTTGGAAGTCAGCAGCATTTTTATGATCTAAAGCGCTTCTTTGAGCAAGTTTAGCCATACTATTCGCTAATTTTTCACCTTCTTTTAGAGCATCAACAAAATCTGTTGCATAATCGGTAGAATCTTCTAGCCTTTCATTTAGTAATTTAACTAAATCTTCTATTTCCCCAAAAGCTTCTTTTGCTTTGCCTGCTGTATCTCCTAAGTCTGCCATTTATATTAAGGGTATGGTTATAAATATTAAGAAGGAATCCCTTTATTAAACCTTGGTGCCTTAGAGGTTTGTTTTGATTGTTGGTTGATTTTAGCCATCTGTTTATTATGCTCTTCGTTTTGTTTAGTATGAACTTCATTAATTTTTCTAATGTGGTATCTCCTAATGTGAATAGGCATATTATATACTTCAGAATATAGAAATCCTCCCTTCCCGTAATATACTAGGTCATGAATTTCATTATAAACGTCGAATTTATAGCTCGGTGTCAGGCCAAAAAAACGTGATCCCAATTGGGATCCGAACGCCTTTCACGTCTCCAGCTTCATTTTCAAGATCAAAAGTCAAGTCAACATCAGGCTGTATTTCTTTAATGTATTCTCTTAGTGCTCTTGAATCTCTAGCTAATAATTGATTATCAACAAATTGGCGTACTGTTTTACGCTCATAATCACCTTCAACAGATAATATCATGTGTTTTAAACGAGTTGAATATTCAGCTGAGGATTTTTTGTCAATTTTTTTAAGACCTTTTACTTCAGTTTCAACTTTTTTCTCATCACCATGAGTTAATATCTTAAAAGTAATGTTCTTTTGAATAGTAGGAAGTAAAAAACTAAATTCATTTTTGCCTTTCTCTAATAGATGCTCTTCTTGTAACTCTCTATCGTTTACTTCTGTTAAATCTACAGTATGTTCTTCATCCTCTAATGTAAATGAGTAATCTTTACCATATCCTAATACACGAGCAGCAATCATAATTGCATTTTTATCACCTACAATTAAATCATTATAATTAATTGGGGTTACTATAAGAGATTGAAGTAATTTATCAATTACAGTGCCATTTTTAATATAACTATCATTAGTTAGGATATCTTCTTCCTTTGCAGTCATATATTTCATTTCAAGAGTACCCTTTGATAGTGGATTTTCAGGTGGGTAAATTAAACCTTTAGAGGGTAAAGTAACTTCCTCAGTAGGGAACATTGATTGGTTTTCCATTTGTTACAACTTTATATGTTTGCATATACATATGTAAAAAAAAGAGGTGCTTGCGCACCTCTTAATTTATTTATGTTAAGAATCTTAGTAATTCAAGATTGCATAATCCATGGCAATGGTTAAGCTGATTTCCATTGGGGTAGATGAAGTCCAATCACCCGACCCAAATTCAGCATTCGTAACGTAAGCACCTTTACAAATCCATTCTTCAACAACGTCACCAACAGGGCCTAATGTGTTAAATCTAACATCTTTTTTATAGAAGTCAGAGTAACCATCTCTACCTGTTACAGATTCGTGATGTAGACGAACCCACTCCATTACTGCTTGTGCACCTGAAGGAGTTACAGGATCATATAGTGTACAGTTAATGGTACTCCAATCGGATTTACCTTTAACTTTTCTTTTCACGTTAATGTGGTCAAGAACCACTTCTTCTGCGGTATATTTGGGTTTATCTGCTGATTTAATGAGATAAGCAGGAATACCGTCTATATAGAATATAAATCTATTTTGCAGCTTAGGTTCGTAAGCTGTGTAGAACATATCTGCTGAACTTAATATTGCCATTGTTGTGTTGTTTTGTTATAAATATGTTAAACCTAAGTTTTTAGTCGTTAAATGTTGCACCTGTTGGTTGGATTGTATAATCTAAGATTATAAATTCAGCTGTTTTAGTTGGTTGAATAAATATCTGTCCTACTAACTGATTTCTATCAATAGCTTCGGCTGTATTGTTTGTTTCATCCATTACGACTCTAAAGGCAAATAAACCTTGTCTTTGTTGTACTGATTCTAAGAATGGGTTAACAGCATTTAAGAATTTATTTCTAGTAACAGTTGTATTTTGTTCAAATACTAAGTTTTTAGAAGTATCTCCAATAAAGTTCTTTAGAGAGATTAATAATCTTCTTACATTAATACGATCAAGTGCACTTGCTTTCTTTTGTAGTGTTTTCTGACCATAGGCAACAGGACCTACTCTTGGGAAGGTTGCAATTGGGTTTACTTTATTATCATAAAGTGTATCTCTTAAAGCTTGTGTTAACTTATATTCGGTTCTTACTACGGGTAATCCACCTCTATTTAAACCCGCGGGGGCAAACCATGGTGCTGCTATTCTATCATTAGCAGCATATACACCCTGCATTACTACAGATGCAGGACACCATACATTTTTACCTAATTCAGTTGAAGGGACTGAAACCCAGGGCCAATAAGTACCTGCGAAGTTAGTATTTAATTCAGCTGCTTCCGAAGTTACAGTAGATAAAGAAGCATTGTATTTTACTAGGTCAGTTATAAGGAAAGCGTCTCCTCTTCCTTCGCATAATTCAATAGCACTTGCTACTGCTGTTGCATGAGATGTTCCTGCTTGGTACATACCCGGAATAGTAAGAGTAGCAAACCTATACTCGTCTTTGTTTTTAAGGATATTTAAAGCAGTTGTATAGTCAGATCCTACAAGTCCTTGTGAATTAGTATCAGTAATTCCATCAAAAGTTTTTAAACCTCCCGCATACGTTGGGAGATTAGTACCAGTAGCCCCCTGGAATGCACCACTTGTAGCTGTAGGAAGGCTAGCACTATAAGAAGTACCACCTGCATCATTTCCTACTGTGCCATCTAGTTGTAAATAATCAGGAGTAGATAGGTTTACTCTTTGTATAAATACAAATTTAGATTTATTTGGGTATTCACCATTGATTCTAACAAATGTTTGGCCTTCTTCTGTAGTGGTTGAAGCATATTGATCACCTACTACTTTAGATATATAATTATCAGATTTAGGATCTAAACTACATCCTATAAAAGTTTCTAAGATAATTTTATTATTAGTATTATCATCGCCCCTTCTAATACTTAAATTAAAAGTACCTGCGGTATTATTAATACCACTAATTTCCCATCTTAAATTATCTTTAGATCCTGTTGCTAAAGATCCATCCTTAAATTGTTGACCTCCATCAGTTAATCCTGTAGAGTTATTAAATACAGTACCTTCACCTATAGTTTGTAAGGAAAAAGGTTGTGTAGATAATTTATCAGAAGCAGAAATATGGGTACTAGTGGCTCTATCCCAGTCACTTCCAGATCCTGAGACTACTCTAGTAACTAATAAACTTCTACCACCATTAGAAAAATATTTTTGGGCTGCTATTGATGTAAAAAATTCTAAATTATCAGAACCTGAAGTAAAAATTGTTCCAAATTTATTTTTATAATCTGCAAATGAAGTTACTACAGTTGGAAATTCTACAGGCCCTTTTGCTGTAGGACCAACGATTGCGGCACCTACTTCTACTGGAGCAGGTGTTATGAACGATTGATCGGTTTCTCTTTGAAATACTCCCGGTGATACTATTTGTTCGGCCATTATCTTTTAGTTATTTGTGTTGTATATAAATATGGATTCTCTCGTCAAAACATAGACAAGGTGAAAGCCAATAATAAATATCTAAAAGAAGGTCGAACCCTATAAAAATTATTCTTCGGTAGTAGTAATAGTTCCTTCTTCTAGATTAACTTCTCCCTTACCATACTTACTAAATAATTTTGAAGAGATTTCTGTTTCACTTGCATATAATTCGTTAAAACTTTCAGCTAATTGATTAAGTTGCCTTTTAATATTATCTTCCGCTATACCTAATTGTCCTCTTTGAAAAGTGAGTTCACTTGTTTTAATACGAAGTTCATTAAGTTCAGTTATTTCTTCGGTAGTAAGTTTTGAAGTTTTTGATTCTTTAATTGCCATAACTATTAATTTTATATGTTTACATATACGTATGTATTAATTTTAAAAAACCTAAATTTATATTGTAAATTTACCTGAAGAAAGTATAAGCCTACCAGAAGGAATACTTAAAATGTTTTTATCAGATGCTACTGTGCCTTCAGTAAATATTATTTGGGCATTAGATAGAGAACTAAGATTTAGACCACTATTTTGAGAAGTTGTAGCTGCAGCAGCACTATTAGAAAAATCATTATTATGATTTACTAAAACAACTACAAAATCATCATTATTTTGAATATCACTTTCTGCTGTTGAATTTAAAGTTATATTATTAGTACCAGTGCTCCATGAAGTGACTTCAGCTGAGTATTTAGTATTAAAATCTACATTAGTAAAATAATCAGTACTTGATAAAGCTGTTCCTCCATCTCCCCCAAAAGCTGTACTTTTAAGTACTATAAGATCTGAACTAGTATTAGTATTTCCTGTTAAATTTAAAGTTAAACTACTTACCACCCCTGTAACACTACTTACATCAAAATGGATATAAGATCGTCGTATACGGTGTTGTCCTCTTGATGAGTCAAACTGATAAGATATAGCATCATTAACGCTAAAAGTACCATCCGCCACAGTACCTGCTGTTTGCCTAGCTGTAGTAAAGTTGGCATTTGAATTAAGAATGTTTCCTACTCTGTTTGCGTTTATAGTTGGCATTTAGGTAAATGAATAAATTTTATTACCAAGGTTTTATAGAATTCAACAAATTAGTAATTTCTGTGGGTACAGTAAATGTAGTTTCACCTGCAGCTACTTGTTTATGATATTCATCACGAAGTAAAGTAAGTACAGTATTTACATATACTTTATGTTCGCCTGTTAATGCAGCATTACGTTGCATTTCTTCATCAGCATATTCTAATATTTTAGCTTTACATTGTTCTTCCATGTTAATTTATTACTATTGCTAAAGTTGGGGTTTCGGTAGTGACAACAGATGCACTATCAATAAGAGCTACTGAATCACTATAATCTGCATTATTACTACCTATTACTGAAAGGTTAGTAGCTACATAATAACTTTGATTAAATCGTATTTTTACACTTTTTATATTTTGTGCAGTACCAAAATCTATGTTTATGAATTTACCTTTAGTATTAGACCCTATTGTCCACCATCCAGAACTAGCAGTACTACTATCAAATGCTTTAAAATAATCATAAGTAGAATTATATTTATAATTTCCAGAAGCAGAATAGGGGGATGGGAGAACATTTGATGTCATATTATCCGGATAGGCGTTTCCTGATTGATTAACATCATCAAATAATCTAAAGTTTTTTAAATAGGTATGGCTATTAGACGATTCTGCATTATATATTAATCTCCAATATCTAAAATTAGTATCTTTTTTCATATAACTACCTGTTACTAATTCGCTCTGTAAATCCCCAAAATCCTGTACTCTAAGTTCAATACTTCTTGAGGCTTCAGTTTCTACATCCTCATATGTTATTTTACCGGTAGCTTCGTTAAAAGACATACTTGAATTTGGAACTACTACAGTGCTTCCAGATTTAATTTGACAAAATATTGATGGATCATCGTAAGAAGCAGAGTTTGTTATTGTTATTTCACCTGAAACAAAAGATATATCCGCGAAACTTATTATAGGTGTTACTGTTAATCCTAAATTTGTGTTTTGCCATTCACCTGCTGTACTATTATATTGAATTAGATCGCTATTAGCTAAACTTGAAAAATTAACATCTGAAAGGCCAGCTAATGTACTTGAACCACCACCACCACCACCTGCTAATGAAGCAGAAGTAAATATGCCTCCTCCAATAGATGCTGTTAACATAACTATAGTTCCACTTGAACTTATATCACCTGATGCTGTGATATTTCCTTCTACAATTAACTCAGTAGTGGAAGCTTCAGAATCAAAATTAAATCCAGGAAGATTTAAATGGGCAAAAGATCCTGTACCACTTGAACTTATATTACTTGATGCCGTTATATTAGCAGTGGTAATAGAGGGTATTGAAATGGCTTCTGATGATCTGATTTGTGTTACATTTGAATTATTACCAAAAGTTATAGTACCACTATTATTAACAATACTATCAACTCCTCCTAATGATATAAAACCATCTACATCTAATGTATCAGACGTTACCTTACCACTTGAACTTATACCACCTGAAGCCGATATATTAAGAAGGTTTTTAATACTATTATTATCTAAATTTAAGTCTTGAGTAGCTGTATGGTTGCCTAAATTATCGCCACCGGCAACTGCTGCAGCTAATGAAGCGGATACATTACTAAATCCAGGGATTGATAAAATACCTCCTATATTAACGGCACCTGAAGATGTTATTTTATTTCCTATTATATTACCACTTGCACTTATATTGCTTGAGGCCGTTACATTACCTGTAAAAGTAGGTGAAGTAAACATTGTAGCTTTAGATTCATTTGTTACATTACCTAAACTTAAATCTGTTTTTACTTCTGAAAAACTTCTTCCTTCAATTGTATTAGCATCTGTGAATTTAGCATAGTCATTATCTACAGGTGTACCCGTTCTATTTACTATTTTATACTCATCCATAAAGGCTGTTATTCCTACTTTTTGAGCTTCGCTATCATCATTATGGTGAACTAATAGTAAATCATTAGCTGCGCTAGTACCTCCTGTATTAAAAGCTCCAGCATCCGTTATGATAGTACCACTACCGTAATCAACATTTACTGTTACACCACCTGATGAACCACCGCCTGATAAACCACTACCTGCAGTTACACCTGTAATAGTTCCCCCACCTGCGGTTGCGGCTGCTAATGAAGCGGATACATTTGTAAACCCAGGAATAGATAAAGTTCCTGATACGTTTAAACTACCTGTTATTTGGGAGTTTTCTAAGGCTATAAGCCCTTTTCTTGCTATAAATTCGTTTGCCATGTTGTTCCTTTTTCACTGTCCAAAGGTTCAGACATAAATATTAAAGTTTCTTTACAAATGATTTAAATGTATATCCGTTTCCGTTTGTTACTCTTACTCTTACATCTGCACCATTAATATCAGCTGTAATTTCAGGGATTGTTGAATCTGTTAAATGTTTAGTTGATGTATCTGTGAACGTAACTGAGCCACCATCGTGCGCTATCATGAATTGGCCTGCGCGGGCACCGACTCCGGTGTCTTTTAAGATATAGTCGTATATAGCGCCGTTATATGACGAACTATTGAATGTATCTACGTTGGTCACTGAATCAGAAGCTAGTGTTGTTGATATGGTTTCGAATGTATTTGAGGTAATATCCCCACTTGTACTTAATGTATTTGAGGTAATATCCCCACTTGCACTTATATTACCTGATGCTGTTATATGATTATTAAATGTGGCACTTCCAGCTTCAGACATATCAAGTGTTAGAGCTGTAATAGTTGCCCCGTTATCTTGACCTCTAAATACAATATCTTTATTATTTTCTGCAGACTTTATTACAAAATCAGATGTATCTCTTTTAAATCTACCAAACTCAGTTCCACCATCTTTTAAAAGAATATCGGCACCGTCAGCATCAATTGTAAGATCACCAGGAGCACTTAATTCTGAGGTTATAAGTTTACCACTTGCACTTATATTACCCGATGATGTTATACTAGTGGCTGTTAGGCTAGTAAAAGTACCAGCATTAGCTGTAGAATTACCAATTACAGTATTATCAATGGTTCCTCCATCTATATCAGGGGTATTAATATCAGGGCTTGTTAAAGTTTTATTTGTAAATGTTTCAGTTCCGTCTTGTGTAGCAAATTTAGTACCGGTTGAAGGTAACACTAAAGTGTTACTTGCGACGTCTGAGTGAGGTGCTGCTTGTACAGTTTGAGCGTGTGCATTATTACTTTCACAATAAAATAAGATCTTAGAAGCACTTCCTTCATTTTTTAAATCAATTGTTCCACCTAATATAGATAAATCACCTGAAGCTGTTATATCTGTTGTAATTAAATTACCACTTGCACTTATATCACCTGATGCTGTTATATTTCCCTTCCCGGTTGTGCTTGCTAAAGTAATACCTCCATTTACTAGTCTAAGAGCGTTTTCAGTGTTACCAAAAACTTCTATTTCACTTTGAACAGATAAATCACCAGAATCAATCGAAGAACCATAACTACCTACTCTAAGGCTACCTAAAGCATTATTTTGTGCAGTTGTTCTTATATATGAAGATAGAGCAACACTACCTGTAATATGTGTTTCACTTGGGCTTATGAATATACGTTCAACTGAAGGTTGTTTAGATGAAGCTGCTACTTGAAGGGAAAGACCCCCAAATACACCATCAGGGCTTACATCAGATACTTTAGCTAAAATTTGGGCTACTGACCCAGATGTTTCGATATCATTAAAACTTGAACTATCAATTGTAAAATTAATTCTACCTGCTTCATCTCCAACTTCAGCGCCTTTAGTTGATCTAGAACTTCTAATTAATATTTCACCTCCTCTATTATCATCTTTAATGTCTTTAAAATCAAAAATACGTTTAGGGTCATTAGTACCAATACCAATACGTGGGTTAGTTCCTGAGGATGTAGCATATAATATACTAACATTTGATGTAGCAGGTTTATTAAGTACTGTGCTTTCAATTGTAACCCCCCCATTTCTATCAGTAAGTCTATAAAACTCAAAAGGAGCCGTATTATAAGAAAAATCTAATTGAGAAGCACTTTCAAGTGTTTCTATGCTAGGAAAAAAATTAATTCCCCCCTGAACTAAGGATTCAGATACACTAGCAGTATTATTTATTATTACAGCTGTAGAACCTGTCTCAGTAAGGATATTTAGGTTTATTGGGGGGAAGTTGCCGTGCCTTATCATTTTTTAGATTTTAAAAATTTTTTTTAGGTTTTAAAAACTAGCGCTTTCATAATTTACAGTAAATGTTAAGTTAGTAGCTGTATTACTTGAATTAAAAGTCCATGGTGATGCTGTTGTAGTATTCAGAAGGTTATAAAATTCGTGGGTATAAAATATTAAATTAAGATCACCAGTAGTTGTATTTTTTACTAATACTAAAGGAGAAGAAGAGAGACTGCTGGCGCCAACTGTAGATGGAGAAACAGGGGTGAAGGGTATAGATCCATTGTTTCCAAAATTTAAATTTTCGTCTGAATCAAATAAATCCCCTTCTGCCGATGTTTGAACAGCATATCTATTATTAAGCGTTATAAAATTACCAATCGAAGCAACAGTTGCAAAACCATACCCACATTCATTAGCATTAGCATCGTTACCATTTAGTAATAAATACCCACTATCTATTACTAATGTATCTTGGGCAAGCCATGCAGTATTTTTATTAGGGGTCCAATTAAATCCGGGAAATATAATTAATCCTTTTTTAGTAAGCCCGACTGAATCAGCACTTATTTGTATACTAACACTGTTAACTCTTAAACTGGTAGTTCTAGCAACAGGAAATTTTGCTATAGCTACTTGACTTAGGCCATTAGTAGCAATTGTAGGGGGAAGGAGGGTAAATTCACTAGCACCTCCCCCATAAGTACTAATATTACCTATTGATCCTGTGGCTCTTGCTAGTCCACTTATGAAATTAGATCCACTTTCTGGAGCTATTATATTTTGAAAAGTTGTTTGAGCACTGAGGATAGTTCCTTGAAATGTGGGTTTTTTTGCTTCTATTTCAAGAATCGAATCATGGGTATCATTTGGTACTAACCTTAAAGAACTTGAAACAAAAACTCGATGTGGGGCAACATTTTTAGCTATTGCAGCCCCACCAGTGTTATTACTTCTTAAAACTACAGGAGTACCCTGAAACATACTTTCACTTATGTTGGAAGCTCCTACAAAATAATTTTTTCTACCGGATCCGGGAATCGTACTATCTTCTCCATGAAACATTAAGGGTACCTCATTAGAATAAAATACTCCCCCCTCATCATCATTAAATCCTAATTCACCCGCATATACATTAATTCCTGCATTAAGTGAAGATGAGGCATAGATACTACCGGTAACTTTTACATCTTTACTAGATGTAAGATGAGTATCAAATTCTTTCCAGTCTGTATCGGCCCCACTGCTGCCTCCTCCTGCATTATAACTTCCAGTAAAGAAAAATTTACCAGAAGAGGTATCATACATTACTGTTTTAAAGTTACTACTATCTAAAGATAAAGAAGCAAATAAATGACCACTAGCACTAACTTCGCCACTAGCTGTAATATGATTTAAAATCGCATTCGATCCGGATACGATTACTTTTTTCCAATTCGGCATTTTTTATGTTTCTATTACGGTTAGATACAGCACTATTGCTGCCTACTTCCCTTTGGGCCAATAATAGGTTACTAATAAATATATTTATCGTTTAACTTCTACTATATCTTCTAGTTTTTTTTCAAATTTTTTTAATAATGAAGAAACTACATGAGCATCTTTACCTAAAATTTGGGTATTACCAACTGCTTGAACAACAAATTGGATTTCTTGTGGTTCTAATCTTACTTGTAATTGCATAACTTAAATATTATTTGTTGTATATACATATACAAGAAAAAAGCGTCCAATTAGGACGCTTAATTCTTTTTATTAGGTTTTTATTATGAATAAATCCAAATATTAGAATCACAAGGACCGTCTTCACTATTATTAATATACATTTGACCCAAGGCAAAATCTGGGGTGCTAGCACCTTCAGCTACAAATGGGGTATGTGAAGGATTACCACCATCATATTGTACAGTAACAACAGCTGCTGCGTTATTAGTACCTGCAGTAATATCAGCGGTTATAGAAGTTGCTCCTCCTTGGTGGGCACTTGCTGAAGTTATTAACCAACGATCTTGTTCACCATCATAATAGAAGGCTGTTCCTTTTTCGTTTTTAGTTTCTACTATAAGACCACCTTCATTTGTAGGTGCACTACCAAGAGTACCACTATTTAATAAAATAAATCTATCTTCTACTAATAAATTAGATGTATTAAGAGTAGTAGTAGTACCATTTACTATTAAATCTCCATCAATACTTGCGGTTCCCCTAAAGAATACTGTACCTGAACCAGTACCTACATTAATAGTAGGTGCTTCACTACCAAAATTAATTGTAGGTGTATCGGCATTAAGTAAATTAAATGTAGATACAGCCGCACCAGCAGTAATGGCCGATGGGCTTAAAGATATATTGTTAGTAGCGCCGGTACTTCCGGCACGAAGCAAAGCAGAACCAGGGAAATATACTAATGTTGAAGCATCAGTAGCTAATTGTACATCTTGACCTGTATCAACTCCCCCACTAGTAAATACAAGTGCATGTGCTGATGCATGGTTTTCAACGTCAACTACGCTAACTTTGCTAGCAGAGTGAGCATAACTTGATGTGATATTGACAACTGTACTTGTATCAACAGCTCCAATTACTGTGTTGGGGGCAATTGTATAAGTAAATGTGTTATTAGCATTATCAAAATCAACTGACAAGCCTGTTCCTGAGGCGTCCCAAGATGCCGTTGACATGAGGGGTACAGAGGAGCCTGTAAGACTACTACCTGTACGGAAGTATATACCTGCTGAAGCACTACTAACTAATTCAGCTATACTGGCAGTGGCATCATTTATTTGAATTGCTATTGAACTACTTGCGGTAACTAAATCTGCAATACTAGAGGTAGCATCATTTATTTGAATTGCTATTGAACTACTTGCGGTAACTAAATCTGCAATACTAGAGGTAGCATCTATAATACTTTGAGATAAAGCTGCAATACTAGCAGTAGCATCAGCTAGTATTAATGTATCATTAATTGTATAGGTAAATGTATTAGTACTAGTATTAAAATCAACTGATAAACCTGTTCCTGAGGCGTCCCAAGATGCTGTTGACATAAGAGGTATAGAAGAACCTGTAAGGCTACTACCTGTGCGGAAGTATATACCTCCTGAACCACTAGTAACCAAATCACCAATACTAGCAGTAGCATCAGTTATATCAGCTTCAACGTTATCTATTTTAGTTACTAATGAGCTACTGAAAGTAGTAGACACATCAAAGCTCATAGTAGTATTTGTAGCTGTAATAGATATTGTGTTTGAAGAGCCGCTTTGGAAAGATGCAGTAGCATTATTAGCAATACTAAATGAACTATCATCACCTTGGAATGCTAAAGATACAGTATCACCACCATCTATTTCTGATTGATATTTACCAACATATAAGAAGGCTCTAACCTTTTTAGGGTTATTAGTTTCGTCAGCTAAAGCCTCATATGCGGGGTTTTGTACAAATAAAATACCCGCAGCAGTATCAAGGTAAAATGCTATATCATTATTATCTGCAATAAAATCACTAACACCATCATCGTTATGATCTAGTATACGTGGTTTATATGGGTTGCTATTACCAACTATTGTTGAAACATATTCAGGAACTATTTGGAAAGCGTTTGAACCCGTAGCTGCAAAACTACCTGTAAATGGATCTGATCCTAATGATGTACCTGTAGCTGCATGGGTATCAAATCCAGGGTTATTTTCGGTAAAATTAGCTGGTAATTTAAGTTGTAATGCGTGGAAGGTATTCGTATTACCCGCAGCAGTAGTATCACCAAGGTCAAAATCAAATACTTCTTCTTCGGCAGCATTAGCATTATCATCAGTACCACTATCATTTTGGTATTTAGATCCTGGAACTTCTATTAAATCAAATTCTGTGTATATAACAGCACCCGTACCTATAGTATTTGAAGAGGATTGGATTAAATGTAAAGTTCTGGCAGGGTTATTAGGTAATGCTGTAGCAAATATAGTGGCATTTGTTTGTTGTACAAATGATCCTAATTCCTCCTGGAGGATATTATTTTTACCACTAACCATTGCCTTACCAGCAATACGTTTATTGGCAATTTGTGTTAGTATCGAGTTTGTTAATCCAGCCATTTTATTGTGTTGTTATTTTTTTATGTTTTTATTACAATTGTGCTTCTGTGAAAGAATCTAGTACTACTGAACCCCCTGAACCTATGCTGTTATATGTTATACCTATAGCGTTTATATAACCACACCAGTTTACTGGGCAAGAAATTCTAACCATAATAATTTCATCTTCAGCAAGTGCACTACCTGCTGTGTCGTCTATTTTTACTACACTTACAGGTAATAGATGGTCTGGTTGACCTGAATTAGCTTGGTTATTATATAGTAGATTATCTGGGTCTTCATCCAATCTCATTTTTCGGCCAGCACCACTATCTTGCATGCTATAACCATAAGAGGTAGCTGCTTGGTCTACCCAATCACCATTTAAACCACTACTTCCTCCTCCACCTGTTCTCCTAACAAATACTCTAAATGAATCACTTCCATCAGAAAATTCTGCGGTGTTTCCTACACTAATTATAGATCCACTACCCGCAAATTCTATATTAAAGTTTTTACCACCTGAATTAGCAAGGGGGACTTTAAAATATCTTACATATTCTCGTGTACCAGCAGCGCTACTGTAGTTTGAAGGTTGTCCCGTTGGTCCGTAAGTAGTATTAAAATTACCCGGGGTAGATGAATCTCCTGCGTGTTTACCAGGATACATTAAATGTGTATAGTATTGTTGGAGACCTTCATTATGTCCTTCTCCACCATCTACAATATTAACAGAACTAGTCCAGTAATATGCTGATGAAGAAGGATTAGTTACTCCATCATAAGATTTAGATTGTAATCTGAATTCTTCTCCTCTAAAGTCTTCAAAATTATTTTCAGTAGCTCTAACTGTTTGGGAGTCATATAAAAAGTCTCTTTGTTTACTAATATTACCTGTATAGGTAATGGTTTTGTTACTTTTATGGCCACTATTAACAGATAGGAATGTTGTACTATCTATTCCTATTTCAGCATTATCACTAAGGCCTTCTAAAAAGTCAGGATCACTAACAGAAGTAGCAGCTGTAGATGTAAAATCAGAAGGTTGGTGGAAAGTATCACTAGGAAGACTTATATCACCACTAAAAGTTACTTCTGTTCTAGAAGCTGAAGCGGCAGTTGTATCAGATAAGGCACCTAAGGATTTGGTCGTACCATTAACTGAACTAAAAGTAATTGAAGCAACACTATCTACAGCACTTTGGGTTATGCTATAATTAGATAAGTTTTCAACTCCTCCCACTTGAATAGCATTCGTAGCAGTAGAATATACATTACGATACTGGTTATTAACTCTTTGGGCAAACCTATATCGTTTGCCTGTTCCTGCAGCTTGTGTAAGGAATCTTACTCCCGAAAGGGATTTAGTTACATCAGTATCAAATCCAAATTCATGGGGACCTGTTGCTACATTACTTGTATCGTTTATAGCTTGACCGGCTCCATCTGTATCGTAAAACCATTGTACAAAGTTAGTTATATGTCCAAAGGTAGTTCCATCTTTAGAGCCTGAGTGGATAATATAGGCAAAATTAAATCCATCATTTTGTAAATCAGGTGGGATTACTATATCACCATTTCCTGCACTAGTTGCGTTTCCAGAGCCCGATCTATGATGTTTAGCGGAATCAGGGCTACCATCAGTACCTAAATTAGAAGATGTAGCAGCAAGATTTACTTTAATAGTATTAAAGAAAACCCCATCGATTTTGCTAGAATTTGAACCAGTTAATGAAAATTTAGCTGTTGGGGAACTAACATCAGTAGTGTTTACAAAAATAAGTAAGTCTCCTATACCACCATCATTAAAAGATTGGGCTTTATAATTTTGTGATGCAAAACCAGCAGGGAATGCAGGAACAACTGTATCACTAATACCTTGCAAATCAATAGACATTGATATTTTATCTGTACCAACAACTAATCCATTTAATACATCTGTAGGTGGAGTAGAATCGGTTGCGCTATTGCCTGGGTTAAAAATTTCAGCAGTATTGCTTAATTGTACATCTATGACTTCATCATTTAACCCAAAAAATCCAGAATCACATGTTATAAATTCAGTAGATGAAGTTGCTGAAGAACTTATTACAGTAAAAGGGACAGGGCCTGCCGAATTAGGAGCATTACTTCCTGTAGTATAACTGAGTTTAAAGTTGAAATTTTCTTCTTGTCCATCACTTTCACCAGTGTATGCTGATAGATCTGCTATAAATAGAGGGGGTGCTGCTGTAGTAGATACTAAATCTAGTACTTTAAATTCTAATCGTCCTGTGTTTGAATTATATACTACTACTTGGTTTTCTCCAGTATTTTCAGGCAAAACACCAAATAAAAATCCACTAGCACTAATATTACCACTAGCCGTGATGTGGTTAAGTTCTGCAGATGAGCCCGATACTATTACTTTTTTCCAGTTTGCCATTTATATTATTTTTATTATCCACTATATCCAGGTGCTCCCGGGAAAGTATTTAAATTTCTTCTTTCAAATCTTCTTGTTGTTTGGTTATATACTACAAGTATTTCTTGATTATCAGCTTCAGGTAAATTAGCAAACCAATTACCACTACAACTAATACTAGAAGACCCAAGTCCAGATTGACTAGCTGTTATATTGGCGAGTTCTGCGTTTGAGCCGGATATTATTACCTTTTTCCAGTTTGCCATTTATATTATTTATTAATTTCTTGAACTATATCTTGTAATTTTATTGCAATATTATAAACAACTTGAACATCTCTCCCTTTAAATTCACTATTTGCAATTAAATTTAACATATATCTTGCTTCTTCTAATTCAAAAATTTTTATAGGAGATTTTTTTGTAGTATTAAAATCAGATTCTAATGATACGTTAGGATTAGATTCCAATGAGGTAGGGAGTTTAGGATCGGGTGTATTTTCTAATATTCTATTTTTTAATTCTTTAAATGATGCCATAACTAAAATAATTTTATTCTAATATACATATTATAAACCCAAATAGAAATTATTATCTTTAAAAATGATACCACCATCTACTGCTGTGGGGAATGTATTAAATTCTTTAAAAGATAAAATACCATCATTATCTACTTTTAATTGGGTTTCTGTGTTTTTTTTAACTAAGAAAATATCATCAGTTTTAGTATTTCCTATATCTACTTCTAAATAAGCGTTATTGATTTTAACATCTCTATTACTAGTATTAATTAAAGTAGTATCTTGTACAGTCCAATCATCATCGGTACCTGTGTTTACATTATTATTAACGGTTTTAGTAAAACTTCCCCCACCCCCACCTGTTGTTCTAACAGATTGGATTTTTTTACCAGGTTCATCTATTATAGTAGTGGCTTGGTTTAAAACTATTTGTGCTTTACTAAAGTATCTGGTATTTTGTTCTTTTAATTTTTTCTGAATATTATCAGGAACAATATATCCTTGTAATTTTAAACTAAAGTTAGCTCTAACTATTCTCCCATCATCCCCAGATAATTCATTTATATTAGTAAATGAATCAATCATAGCCATAAATTTAAATTTTTCCGGATCACCCCAATATGAATCTGAAGCATAATTTACAGCTTCAATAATTTTATTGAGTTGGGAAATGTAGTCAGTCCATATAATACCATTATATGTTAAATTAACATAGTCAGGTACTACTGTAGCTGTGAATTCTTTTTTAGGTATTCTATTATTTAATAGGGCAAATCTATCAAATGGGTTAGAACGTGTGTATTTTTCTTGGTGGGTAATATATAATTGAGGGGAATTTGCATCTAATTTATTACCTAAGTCTCTTCTTTTTTCAATGCTTTCTCTTTTAAGCATAACAAGAGGAGTTTGAATTTTACCATTTTTATCTCTATAAAATCCATCTTTTTGTGCTAATTTCCATCTTTCACCAGAACCATAAATAACGGGTACATCAATTAAATCACCGTTAGATAAAACTGATGGTTTTATTATATTTTCAAAATAGTAAAATATAGATTCATCTATGTGTTCTAATCCTAAGTGAAAATCCCCATTAGTTTTAGCATCATTTTTGCTAACAATATTTGCCCTATTTTGATTAGGGCGAATATCAGGGCCTAGAGCAATAGCAGGTACATCAGGAGAACCTCCTTGGTCTATGGCAGTATCTACTATAGCTTTTTGTGACAATTCATATTGTCTAGCTACTTTAGGTTTTTTTGAAATTCTATTATTAGCCATTAGTTATATAATTGGGTTCTAGGGTTAGCAATTGTTGTTTCTACTTTAGTAGTTGTTGGGTAAATGCCCGATCTTAAAGGAACTGTTTTAAGTTGTTCTACTCTTGATTTAGAACCTTTGCAAATAATTGAAAGTGAAACCCCAAAACCATCAGTATCTTCATTCATAGAATAGTCTGGGTTTTTTCCCGAAATAAATTGGTTTTCAACTATACTATTAAATTCAAAATAATCATTATTATATAAAACTATGTCACCAATTTCAGGTACTAAGTTTTTTTCTACTAATGTAGTTCTTAAAAAGGCAAAAGACATTTGTTGAGTTGAATCTGGTCCAAATTCAGTTTCATTCCATGTTTGATCATCTCTAGTTATTAAAGAAGGAATTAACAGGGGTTCATAATAAACTTTGTTTTCAGATTCACCATATACATTTGTATCAGAATCTTGTATTACAAATTTATAAAAGCCTACCTCGGTCTGAATAATATCATTAATCAGTTCTTTATTCATTGTTCTAAACAATGATATATCTCTATTTCCACCAAATAAAGGCATTAAAGTCTAGTTAAAGTTTCAGGTTTAAAAATTAAATGACGTAAACCTGTAATCCTCATTTCAGGATCTCCTTTATCACTACTTAACATAGTGGTTTTTAAAAATTCTAAATCTTGTTTGGGGTTTTTTCCCGCAGCAAATTTTAGAGTAGCAGTATGTACTTCTTTACCATCAGTTCTAGCCCTGTTTTTGGCTTCTAACTCATCTGAAGTATTGGCATTAATAATAGTTACTTTTCTAGTAGCTCTCATCCCATCCAATATATCTGTAAAATTAGCATCTTTATCTGATACTATTACTACATTTACAGAATATAATTGTATAACTTCGTTTAATATGTCTTTTAATTTAACCATTAGTAAATATAAATTGGGTAAGGTATTTTAGCAAAAGTGTCTTGAGTATTTTGAGCTATTTGGGCTTCTCTTTCTACATATTTAACACGTGAGGATTCTTCAAGCATTACTTTTAGTTCATCAATAAGTGCTGTTTTTTCAGCAGTAGCTTCACCTCGTAAGTCCCCTGCGTTTGTAGTAACTTCAGCTCCAGGAATGGGTACTGTTGTGTATTTACCCCTAGTACTTGCTAGCATTTCTTTAGCAATAGCTAAAGTATAGCGAAAAATCCAATTACGTCCTGGGGCATTTATTCCTTCATATGTTATATTTGTATAAGGAACATTAGAAACATCCGTAACTAAATTAGTAGCTGTGTTTCTTACAGGATTATTTCTATCGTTTTTAACTACATAATCAAAATATAGAGTTTCATTTCTTCTAGGTATAGGGAATAATTTTAACTTATTATTATTAGTAAGTTCAAAACTATAAGCTGATTTACGAATTTGATCATTAAATTCTATTGCTTGAATTTTTAAAGCATCATAATAAGTAGGCATTAACATAAAATTAACACCTGGTGAATAATTACCAAACCCAAAAGTTTCCATTAATGATTGTATACCAGTACCTGTACCTGCATAGGGGTCAAAATATCTTACAATAGCAGGTGGGGCATAGTGATAGATTCTTTTAACTTCTATATTATTACCCGATTCACTAACATTAGTCCATAATTCATCTAAATTATAAACTTGTTGTGAAGCAGAAACTGCTATACTACCTGTTTTAAAGTCTATATTTCCCCCAGTTAATGCTTCAGTTCCATATCCCTCTGCTACAGCAATAAGGTTACCTAAATTAGGTTGGATATACTGGTTATTTAAATCATTATCTGTGGTGCTACCCTCTAAAGTAGCCATATTTTCAATAATCTCATATTGATAAAGATATTGAGCATATGTAGTAATGGCTTCTTCAAAGGCAGTATAAAAATTTACTGCTTGTAATTCAATATCAACTATGGGGTACCCTAATCTTTGAGCACACCAAGTTGCTACTTTATCAGCATTATTTTGGAATTCTATATCTGTATCATAAAATCCAAAAGGGGTTGGGCTAGTAGTATCTGAAAAAGAAGAGGATCCAGGCCATATAGTAATAGTTGCCATAAATATATTGTTTGGTTATAAATATGGTAAAATTTTCAAATATTTAATTTTATTTTTATAAGTTAAAATTAACATTACTCATTTTAATAGACCCGGTCATTTCAATAGGATTAGGTTTATTAAAGGGGAAATACATTATTCTAGAGTTATCAGTTCCTAGTTGCATAGCTTGTGATTCTGAAACAGATAAATTAAACCTAGATCCAGTAATATCTGTAGAATATATTCTTTTGAATAAAAGTGGATTAGTGTGGATATCAGAAAATGTAGGTATTGTAGCCGTATTTATGCTTTTTATCCAGTTTCTAATATCTTTTACATTTGCCCAAGGATGTGCTTGAACATAACAACATATAATTCCCGCTACTACAGGAGATGATGCTGAAGTGCCACCACTAAAAGAATATCTATAAGCAGTAGAAGACGTTCTATGAAAAAAGTTAGTATTACTATATAAACTAGAAAAATTATTTTCAATAGTAGTTAATACAGAACTCGTATCAAAATTTATATTAGAAAGAATATTATGATCCGTTGTAAATTGGCTACTATAATTTCTAGGTGCGGCACATATTATTTGAGTTCCTGGAGAATATACATCAACTCCTGGGCCTGAATTACCACTTGAAGCTAAAAAGGGAAACCCTACACTGTTAGAATCCATAGAATAACTAAAATTTGAAGTTGATTTATTAGGACCGTTACCCACTAAAATAGCACTACCATTAGAAGGTTGGGCTCTATTATAATAGATGGGGGTATTAGCTTCAAATATAGTTCCTGTATCTACATCTTTCTGAAAATAATTATTAGCTAATATATTATCACACTTACTAGGGTCAAAAAAAGGATTTTCTGCAGAACCTGTTTGAGATATATATATGCCTCTATTTCCTGCTGCTTTACATATAATTACTCCTGAATTTGCAAGGTCTTCAAATATTTCATTAAGAGTAGGACTATATATATCAAATGTGGGAGCCATTAAATGACTATTTAATGTAACACCATCATTAGAGTAATGTGGAAAACCTGATGATGATAAATCGTTACCAAAATAGTCTTTATTAGGAAATGAATTTGGGCAGTAATGACTAACATTTAAAAAATTATTATTACTACCATCAGTGACTTGTTCTACCCCATTAATTACAATGCTATCAATACGGTTAGAGGGCCAAATTGAAGGATCTCCTAAAGTGTCTACTAAACTTCCAGTATTATCTTTAATTCCGGTTGTTGTAGGGAAATGATTATTATTTTGGTTAAAAGACCCAGTATATATGTAAACTATTTTTCTTTGTTTAGTGCCAAGGTTTGGATTGGGGAAATTTTGAAAAGAGCTAGTTACCTCTAAAGTATTATTATCAGAAGATAAACTACATGATATAAAACATTCAGAAACTTTCTTACCAACGGAAAAAATAGTATTATTAATTATATTGTGAATATCAGTTTTATCATTAAATTTTATAACATGATAATTATTTTTAACACCTTTATAACTTAAATTCAGATCACTACTATTAATACTAGAAGAAACTATAGTTAAATTCATACCACCATATTCAAATCTAATTCCATCATTTTCAGATATATTACTTAAATTAATAGAAGCTGTATTTTTAAGACTTCTTAGATTTTTGTTGGTTAAAGTATCAGGGTAAGCCCATGCTGAAGCATTAGCTGTAGTGTCAAAAGCTAATGAAAGATTAATTACTGTAGGTCTTTTATATCCTGTATTAGGGTCTATAGGTTTTTGTTCATGGAATTTTTTTATTATTCGAAAACCTTCGGGTAAAGAAAAACCATATATTTGATTAGAATTATTCTCAGTAGCACCAAAAATATCTTGTATACTAATAGGACATATGTATATAGTAGCGTTTTTAGCAAACCCATTTACTAAGCCTGCTGCTAAACTGGTAGTCATAGTACCATGATCATATCCAGTTGAAGAATTTCGGTAAAGATAGATTGGTTGGGTTTTATCTGATTCCCCAATAGTTTCATACCAATCAATGTATTGGACTCTACTATTCCCATTTTTATCAAAAAACTCATGATGAAAATGTGAAACCGGTTCACAATTAATAAAATCTACTCCCGTCCCATCTAAGGGGTAATTAAATTTTGTAGGGGCATTCGTAGAATTAGTATAATATTTTGTTATAGTTTGGGAACCACCATCACCTAAATATAGGTTATTATGATTAGGGTCTGTATGGTATGCTAAATGAAAGGTTGCATTATCTTCAGTTAAATTACTTTGTCGTGGTTCAGCAACAAAATTACCTTCTTGGATAGATTCAGTACCTGGAAATATAAAATCATCAAATGATCCCGAAGCATCAATTATAGATGATGTACCATAAAAATTAATAGTTTCAGATTCATCTATCTCAAAGGTTCTTTCAACAAATTTAATTCCAGAGTCATTTCTTAAATCTAAAATTTCATCTTCAGTGAGGATATAAACTCCTATATTAGAATAATCATTTAAAGAACTTGATGGCTTTACAACTCTTCTATCAGGAATATTTGGTTCATTATTAGTAAGAGTAACTAATTTTGTATTAATATTTTCAGAACTTGCTGATGAGGTAGATATAATTGAACAAGTATAAAATGTTGACATAATTTAAAAAAACTTTTAATTAAAAGCTACCCAATTTCCATTAGCATAGCCAAAAAATTTATGTTGAAGACTATCATATATAATACTACCATTTATAGGACCCGCAATTGATCCCGTATCTGTACCATTAAGTTGTATTAAATCTCTAATTACTACAGCCCCCGAAGCACTTAATGTAAGATTTGTAGCAGAAGAAATAGTGGGGGCACCTGTTCCTGAGTTTACAAAGCTATCAATTTCTATATGATCAAAGGATCCTGATTTTCCTATAATATTACCGCTTGAACTAATATTACCCGAAGCTGTTATACTCGTAAGTATTTGTAAAGAACTAGAATATGTCCCTGCAGGAGGGGTAGATGTAACATTATTTAAACCACTACCATCTCCCTTAAATGCGCTAGCGGTTATTTCACCACTTGCACTTATATTACCGGATGCTGTTATACTAGTGAATATTTGCAATGAACTTGAAATAATTCCAGAAGGAACATTTGTTAATTGAGTATAATCACTTACACCGCTATCTGAAATTGCTGCTGCAAGAGAAGAAGATGTAAAAGTACCCCCACTAAGTACTAAGGAGTTACCTATTAAATTATTACTTGAACTAATATTACCTGAAGCTGTTATACTTGTGAGTATTTGTAAAGAACTAGAATATAAACCATTAGGTAAATTTTCTATTACTTGGGAGCCAGAAATAAAATTCTGTCCTTGCCACGAACCAGATATTTCGGATGCAATCTGAGCTGATCCAGATATAGTTCCGGGTGTTAATCCGGATCCTCCTTCTAATGTTGTTATTCTTGTACTAAACGAACTACTTGGTGCTACAAATGCCCCACTAATTGCGGTTTTTAAAGCTAATCCTGATAGGTCTTGATCACCAGTATTTGTACCGGTATTATTAGTTTCTAATGTTGTTACTCTTGTACTAAATGAACTACTTGGTGCTACAAATGCCCCACTAATATCTGATGCTATTTGTGTAGAGCCACTAATGGTTCCATCTGGGGTTGAAGTTAAATAAGATGATGTTGCAGCTGTTAAAGCAATAATGTTTGTTCCTATTATATCACCACTTGCACTTATATTACCCGAGGCTGTTATATTGGCAATATTTTTAATACTATTGCTATTTAAATTTAAGTCTTGAGTAGCTGTGTGGTTACCTAAATTATCGCCGCCGGCAACTGCCGCAGCAAGTGAGGAGGATACATTTGAAAATCCAGGAATTGATAAAGTACCCTCTACATCAACATTACCCGAGGCTGTAATATGGTTAAATAATACATCACTTCCTGTTATAGCAAAAGAAGCAGTATCTGCTGATACTACAAATGAACTAGTTTGAGTAGCTGTTATAAAAGAACTTGTAGCAGAATTTTGTACAAATGAACTAGTTTGAGTAGCTGTTATAAAAGAGCTTGTAGCAGAATTTTGTACAAATGAACTAGTTTGAGTAGCTGTTATTAAATTAGATAAGTCTTGGTCACCTGTATTAGTGCCACTTAAATTTGAACCTACAATAGTACCACTTGCACTTATATTACCTGAGGCTGTTATAGAACCTTTTATATCTAATGATCCTGTGATTTCAACTGTTTCGGCTTCAAAATTACCTCTTATAAGGTGTTTAGAACCTGTGTTAGCAATTATAAGTTGATTTGAACCTGTAAGGTTATAGCCGGCTTGGTAACCTAAAAGAACAAGACCTGAACCTGAAGCAGTATAACCAGCACTATGGCCTAGATATACACTATTTTTACCTATTGATTGGTAACCTGCGCTATTACCTAAAATAACATTATTAATCCCGTCTTGTGTGTATCCTGCAGAATGTCCTATAGCAGTAGTTCCTGCACTGTTAAAAGTACCACCATCATTATATAAAGTAGCTTTTCCAATCCCTATGTCACCATTTGAAAATCTATTAGCATTAAATCCTATACCTATAGAATATGCAGTAGTATGGCTATGCTGGGCGCTGTCTCCTATTGAGATAGATCCAAGTCCCCCTCCTACTCTTCTACCACCTATCTGTACAGCATCTACTTGTTGAGATTCTATTTCACCAATACTAATATTTCGTTGCACATTTGTTTCGTAATGACCTATTGAAACTGATAAATTTTCTGTATCATCATCTATTTTAATAAAACCTCCATTTTCAGTTGATTGGATAAGTACACCATTAAAGCTACTTGCAGTTATATCACCTGAAGCTGTTATACTACCTGTAATATTAAGAGAACCTGTGATTTGTAAATTACTCGTTGTAGATTGAAATGAACCTGTAGATTTGAATAAACCACCTATTCCGTCGTTACTGGTTCCAAATCCAGCCTCTGCTGCTGATCGTGAAACTTCAGTATCGAAGTTTGTAATACTTGAAGTTGCAATTGGAAGTATTTGGTTTGAACTTGATATAAGACCACTTGGTACATTTATTAAAAAATTAAAATCACTCGACCCAAATCCACTTCTTACTGCGGATGCTGAAATAAATGAATCTGAAATAAATGAAGCGCTTAAAGAAGAAGTAACATTATTTACTTCTATATTAATAGTAGTAGAGTCACCTTTAGTAAAGGTAATATGTCCATCCGAGATAGCAGCGTTAGTTATAGAGTCTGCAAATCTTTGAGCAGCAGATTCTATTTCTAGTGAAAATTGGTTACCATCTCCTTTTGTAAAAGTTAATGTTGGACTAGAATAAGATGCCGTAACTAAAAGAGATCCTGTTAATAAATTAAAATTTTGTTCCGAAGAAAGACCTTGGGGGCCTATTTGCCCTCGTGGACCTGGGGTATTAACAGTTACTACACTAGTAGATCCTTGAGTAACACTAACTGAATTACTAGTAGTACTAGTAGTTAAAGTATTACTTTGGGGGGTTATAGTAACAGTGTTTTTTGTATTTGTAATATTAACAGTATTAGCCATATCAGGGTGCCGTGGTTACTTCTTTATCTAATGTAACTGTTCCTTGTAATAATCTTGTAACAATTGGGTATGTACTTCCAGATACGATTTCTAAATCATAAACTGCTTTATTAAAATCTAAAGCAGAAGAAGAATTAGCAGAAATAAAAATTCCTATAGTACCTGAAGTAGGAGGGTTAATACCACTAGAACCACTAAAATTTAATCCTGTTCCATCATCTGCTAAACTAGAAGATAAAGTAATATGGGTAGTTGATCCCCCTATTTTATCTTTAATTTGCATTCTACCAGAATAATCAGTCAGGTCGATTTTATTACTTCCTGAGTCTTTATATGCTATTTCTAAGTCAAGGGTTGTACCCTGTTCAATTACAAAATTAAATTTTCCTGCTGCCATAAGAGTATTTTGTTATAAATATTAGTGATATCCGTTTAACAACTCTAAAAGGTCATCTATAGCAGCATGTCTATGAGAGTCTGTTAATACTGTTTTAAACACATAATTTGAATTAGCTAATTTAGCCATATCATGGTATGCAGAATGTTGTTTATCTCGCAAATCAATTTGATAAGAATCACCACAGAATATCATTTTACTATCTTTACCTAATCTACCAATACACATAGCTAATTGAGATTTAGTTAAATTTTGATATTCATCTACTATTACTACAGCATTATCAAATGTTCTACCCCTAAAATGAGCTAGTGATACTAGTTCGATTTTTTCTTCTTTTTCTAATTTAGCTAATATATCTGGTTTATTGTAAACTTTTCTCATGTTAGAACGAATAGGTACTAACCATGGTTCCATTTTTTCACGTTCAGAACCAGGTAAATAACCATTATCTTCAGTAGATACTGTTGGTCTTGTTATAATAATTTTATTAAATTGGCGTTTAAAAAATTGATCTAATGCTACTTGTACTGCTAATAGTGTTTTACCACTACCAGCTTTACCTACTATAAAATTAAAAGGATGTTTTAAAATTTCGGTTTTAGCAATTTTTTGTTCTTCCGATAAAGATATTGAGAACCTAATATTACCCTTAGGTGGGGTTTTTTCTATATTTTGTTTAGCCATTGTAAATGGTTTAAAAACGTTTGTTGATTATAAATATAAAAAAAGGGCCACTTTCGCGGCCCTTTTTATAATTAAAAAATATTTTTATTAACCCTTAGATACAGCTAAAATTTCATAATTATTATTTCCATTACTACAAGTAGTAAATAATTGCCCCGCTACTCCGGGATCTGATCCTGAATGTACTGTAGCCGCATTAAAGCTACCACTAATAGCTAATACACTATCAATAATATCTCTAGTAGAAGTTGCAATGTCTTGAGATTGGGGGAATCTTAGATTTAAATCGATTGTTTTTTTGTTTTTGATTGCCATAAGTAAGATTTATTAAAGGTTCAATAATAAATATAAAAAAAGGGCCGCTTACGCGGCCCTTTCTAAGAGAATATTAATCAGCTCGATTAGACTAACTGAAGATCATGGCAGATAACCTTACCGTAGAAGTCAGGTCTTACCATCTTCTTAGCGTAACGAGTCATGATACCCTTTCTCGGTGTGAATGACACCGGGTCATACACGAGAGGAGTCATGATTAACGGGATATAGGGGGCAAATACCGCACCTGTTTCGAGGAACTGGTTACCCTTGTAACCCATTAAGATTACGTTTTCAGTTAAGTATGGGTTCTTGTAAACCGTGTAACGTGAGTTAATAGCACCGATTTTCTGAACACCCATAGCGTACTTGTTAGAATCGCCAGGAGAATCAGCGGCAAATCCAGGAATTGATTCGAGGACCGTGCTAATCTTAGGTGAAACAACCATAAAGTTAGCGCCACCACGAAGAGTCTTCTGGTGAATAGTGTTGCTAACAGATTGGAGTTTAACACCTAAAGTTTGGAACCAAGACATTCTAGTGTAGTACTGTGAGTTAACTTCACTAGTAGTATCAACGATACCATTGCTGTCTAACTCTTTAGCGATTGCAGCACTCCAGTGTTGAGTAGTATCAGCATTTCTGATAAGCATATCGAGTACTTCGAGGTCAATTTCCATTGAAATATATTCAGAAAGAATAGACGTTAATTCTGCTTCAGCATCAATGCTGTGGTAAGCATTTAAATCCTGAGCGAATTCTGGTGTCCATTGAGCCTTTAACTTACGAGTTTTCGCAGTTACTGTTTCACTTCTTAACTGAACATTGATTTCTGGGATATCCATAGTGGATACTGAACCATTAGCAGCGAATCCTGAAGAAACACCTGATACTCCTTCCTCAAAGTCACCTCTGTCGTCGAGGTTATCCGGACCTTTCTGGTAAAGAACCTTAACTGTATCGTTAGTAGCGATATCATTTGAAGATGAAACAACAAAAGTGATTTGTGTTCCAGCAGCATTCATTGTAGTAAACTCGTGGAATACAGTGTCGACTTTTGAAGAGCTGATAGTAAAGGCTCTAATACCTTCTACATCTACATCATCTAAATCAGCAACCTGTACTGTAAGAGTGTTGTAAGTGAATGAACCTGTTTGGTTTAAGAATTCACCGTTAAAATTAACATCAGCGGCAGTAATTGAACCTGTGATAAACTCATCGGTACCGATGGCATCTTTCTTAGTAAACTCCTGAGAGTTTTCATTGATTGAGTAACCATATCTACCAGCACCATATAAACCAGAACCAGGTTGTCCTGAAGCAGGAACTGTGTTAGTTTTTAAGTCAGAAGCAGCACCATATAAGCTATCACCGCTAGCCTGGAGTCTGTTGTTTGATGCACCAGGCTGGTTAGTACCATACTGGAAATCTAAGTAGAAGATAAGGCCTGAAGGTAAGTTCATTGGCTGAACAGACACGAGGTCTTTAGCAACGATCTCACCAAATACTCTTCTTACAAGGGGAAGAGCAACACCAGCCCAAGCTTCACTGTTTGCACCGTTAGTAATGCTAGTAGCAGTACCTGTTGAGCTAGCCTCATTGACTAACTGTCTGGCTTGGTTCTCAAGGAGAACAGCCATGTTTGCTTTTTCGCTCTCGTGGCCATCAAGACCTTCTAAGAGACCGGACTTTTCCCACTTGCCAGCCAACTTAGCAGCTTCATTCTGCTGGTGTTGGAGCGGGGAAGCGCCCTCTAATAATGTATTAACATTCATGTTTTCTAAAATTATTTGTTAATGTTTGCAAGTTTTTGGAATCTTGACACTGTCTCGTCAACGGATTCCGTTATAACCTTTTGTGGAGCAACACCTGAAGCTTTAGAAGCACGTCCTAAACCTTCTTTAATTGCTCTTTTTTCTACACCAGTAAAGGCAAATGACTCTTGAAGAGTTTCAAATACCAATTTAGCTTCACCAGTTGTAGAAGATTTGTCTAATGCATCAACTACTTTAACCTTTTGGGCCTCAGTAAGTGCATTAGCTCTAAATAGTTTGTTGCAGTAGAGGAGTTTACTGTTTAAAAGATTCATTTCAGAGATGGTTTCTTTAAGAGAAGCAACAGTGGCAAGGGCTTCTTCAAGGTCTTTTTCAACCTTTTTCTTACCTTCTTCCATGTCTTTTTCTTTTTTCTTACCTTCATCCACATCCTTATCGTCTTTTTTACCTTCTTCAAGGTCAGCTTCGATTTCAGCGATTAAAGCATCAATATCAATTGATTCTTCAACGTTTTCAGAAGTTCTAGCGGTAGCAGCACCTGATGCAGCAGCGGCGAATGCTTTAGCTGCTTTCATAGCTGCCATAAATTGTTCGTCGTCTTTTAACTCAGGATTGGCTTCAAGTTGTTTTTGGTAAGAAGCATATACGTCAGCAGGGAAGCCTATAAAGCTTTTACCTAAACCTTTAGCAACGCCTAATACCTTATCAGCAATACCTTCGTCAAGATCTTCGTCTTTTTTACCTTCCTTCATGTCATCATCGTCCTTTTTGCCTTCTTTCATGTCATCATCTTCATCGTATGACATTTCTTCAAGCTCAGCCATGAGTTCATCAAGATTGATTTCTTCGTCGACGTCGTCTTCTTCGTAAGACATCTCATCTACTTTGTCGTCCTCATCATAAGACATACCTTCGTCGGTAGCTTCCGCTTCCTCCTCAATGTACTCTTCTTCGAGTTCAACATCTTCTTCGATCTCTTCTGCTAATTTAGCAGAGAGCATGTTTTTGATTTTAGAGTCGAACGCTTCTTCTAATGCCATTTTAGCATTTTGCAAAGCGACTTCTCTAACAGCTTTCGCGTCAGCGATTGCTTCTTTTAATAATTCAGCCATTTTTTAAATTGTTTTTTAGGCCTCCAGTAAATAAAATACGGGAAATAGAGATTTTAGTATCTCTAATAGGGATTTGTTTTAAAATCCAGGGACGTCATTTTAATATGACGTATGCTTTTTCTGGAAATAAATATGAAAAAGATTTGGAAACCAAAAAGATTTATCGTATCTTTAGGAAAAACTATTTATACTATGATTGTTTTAGTAGCACAATACCTTTTAGTGGGAGTAATAATCGCATTCTTCCTTGAATTAATTATTCGTTGGACTGATCAAGAAGTTGGTCATTTAGAACGTATCCAAATGATTGTAGCATGGCCCATAATGGCTATAATTTTTGTGTATAATTTTATTAAAGGGATGTTTAGTTAACATTTACACATCCCTGTATTATCACAGATAATATCACGAATAATATTATGAACGTTATTATAATCCTTAGTAGGGTATTCTATACCTTCTTTTAGTTGTTGGGGGGTTAATGTAGCCCCGGGGGTTGATGGAGTAGATACTAGGTCAAAACATAGTAAATCAAAATCTTCTTGTACCATTAATACTCCATCTGAGTTTTCTTCAACTGAACCCATTCCGCGCGACGAAATACCAACTGGCACACCCGCTTGGAATAATGATTTAGCAATATTACCTGCTGGGGTAGGAAGGATTTCTATCTGGCCGTGTACGTCATTTCCATTCCACCAACATTTATTAATTTTATGGGATACGTTATTTAAGTTAATAACGGATGAATCAGGGTGGTCTAGTTCACCTAAGGCATTATTTTGTTTGACAGGGCCTTCAGCATATTTTTTCATTTCCCTTTCAAGGATAGTTCTTTCATAGATACGACCATTATGGTTTTTAACACCTGCTCTTTGGATGATGCCCTCTACAATAAGTGGACCACCTGATTTAATTGATGATTCTACTAATAATCTATCAACTTTTAATGGGATAATATCTATTATTAAATTACTCATCTTCCTTGTCCTCTATTTAATTTTCTATAGTTTTTAGAATTTTTATGGTTACTATGCTTAGTTTTAGCATGGATACCAGGTCTATTTACTTTACTATTGCTTTTTTCAAAATCAAATGCGTTAATTTTTCTTGCCATAACTTTATTTTTTTACGGGTATATATCCGAGGCGCTTAGATTGTTCAAGACCTCTATTTTTTTTATTTCTTTTACCTCTAAAGGCATTAGGTGTAGCATAAGCTTCGCCAGCACCAGCAGTAAAACTAGCACCAGTACCTGTAGTTGAGGCTTCTGATAATTCGTTTTGGATAAGCTCACGAATAATAGATCTAAGTTCTTCTATACTCATTTTTGTACAGATTTTAGTTCATTAACTAATGAATAATAATTCAATAAATTAATTACATTATCATCATGTACAGATGATTTTTTACAAAGAGGTTTAATCATATTTTTAACCTCTGTTAGTTTGATTTTAGTAACTTGATCGGTATTTTGAGCGAGGGTTTCTAACTCTGCTTTAACGGTTTCTATTTCCTTATTTAAAAAAGCTTTAAGTTTAGGACTATTAGAAACATTATAAACATATTCTTTTAATAAATGTCTTTGGTTATCTGCTAACCCAGAATATTTTTCATTAAATTTTTCCATTAACATTTTATATGTTAATGCCCTAGTTTCTTTGTCAAATTTTTCATATTCTTCCATAACCATTTCTTTTTTAGGTTTATTAGGAAGATTTTTATTAGTGATATGTTCTAATATAGCTACTTTAGAGTCTACTATAGACATAGGGTTGGCATTTTTATTCTCTAATAAATTATATACACTAGCATATATTTTATAATTAGGAATTTTAGCCTTAAAAAAGTCTTCTATATTGTACGTATCCTTTATTTCTCTAACGAGATTGTATCTTTCTCTTCTTAATGAAGATTTATTTAACTTAGAATGAGCACTAATAAGGGTTTCAAGTAACACAGTAGCGCTTGCTTCTTTATCAAATCTCTTATTGAGGAGGGCATGATATATTTGATACTCTTTTAATAAATTGGAGTTTTGCCCGAAAAATTTTTTTAAGATACCTACAGCCTTTGGAGATGTATTAGAAATTGTTTCAGACGTAATTTGTCTAGTTAACAATTCAAATAATATCCCAGTATTTTTGTACTTGGAGTGCTTAGGTTTCATGCAATAAATATATTTATTCCTATATAAATATGTAAGGAGTTCTGAGGATTACTCTTTTATAATATTTTCTTCGTCTAATAAAGAAGTTTTATTTTCTTCGTTTAATACTTGTTTACCTTTTAATCTTTTAAACGATAATTTTTTAAGTATTCTACTATTTTCTTCTAAAGCGAATGTAGAAACATTATTAGTCCTATTAGGAGTGTCGTCTGCTGTTAATCCAGCTTTACCTAAAGGATCTCTACCCATATTAGCCTGATCTGTATCATAACGGCTTAATTTTATTGGGGGACGACCTGGTTCATTTTCATCGTATCCATCAGGGATATCTTTAATGGTTTTATCTCTTTTAGTAGAATATAAATTAGCTAAGTCATGAGGAGTACCATATGATTCACCTGATTCTATAGGATCATTACCTTCATTTTCTATTTGATTAAGTCTAAATATATGAGCTGCATCATCTAAAGCTTTATTACGTTCATATTCAATTTCTTGATCTGAAAGGTTAAATATATTTTTATAAATAAAGTCCGAGGATAATATTTTTTTATCAGTAATTGAGTTAGCTAATGATACCTTGTCAGTATATAGTTGGGTTTTTTCCTGTTCAAATACAATTGATGGGCCTGTTAGTTCTAATTCAAAGTCTACTAGGTCTGAATCGGTAAATCCTTGGGTATATAAGTGTACTAAAGCGATTTTATGTAATTCTGAGACTATAGTTCTTTGTAAACGTTCAATTGTGCGAGCAAAACGGATATCCATAGCAGCTAATGTTGATTTACCTTCAAGATTTTCATCATATCCTAAAAACGCTTTAGGAATTTTAAGAGCTGCTAACATTCGATTCTTTAAATATTCAATATCAGTTGTACCATCATAATCAAGACCTTTTGTTGTTTCAATTTTAGTTGATGCATCATTACCTCTAACTGGGATATAAAAATCCTCAGTCATATTTTGAATATTAAATTTTAAGTTATAATCACCCGTATTTTGATCTACGTATGGAGTTTTTTTCATTTTAGAAACAGTGCGTTCCATAAATTGATCAATTTCATTAGGAGGAATACCACCTACATTCATGTAAAAAATTCTTTTTTCCGGGGCACGCATAATTCTGTGAATAAGCATCGCATCCTCCATCAAAATTAATTGTTTAAATACTTTACGAGCGGGTTCTAGATATGAACGACCATAAGGAAGATAGGAAGCATCTGATAATAATCTAAAGTGCGCTACCTCGTAGTTTTCGAGTTTCATTTGGTCACTTCTTCTAGCACTGTAAGTGTTAGATTGTGATAGTCCATTAGGGTCTAATATAAATTGAACATAACTTGGGTTTTCAGGGTCCATACCCTCTTCTCTTACTACTTGATATACAGAAAGTGGTAAAACATTATAAATACCAAATTTTTCTGAGATTTGCAAATGTAAGTAAAAATCTCCATACTTACACATTTGGCGAACCCAAGAAGGTAAATTAAATTCTACATTTAATACATCATAAAATAAATTATGGAGTACACGTTTAACGTTTTCATTAGATGATTTAATTGTTAAAACATCCCCATATTCATTTTTAAGAGTTGCTTCTTCAGAAATAATATCAAGTGCAGGAGCAATCAATGAATCATAATCCATAGCTTCATAGTCGCTATAAAGCTGGAGACGCATAGATGAGTAGTTAAGTGTTGGGTTGTACTGTAAAGAGGAACCTACAGGTCTATGTAATCTTGTAAATCTATCATATAGTGAATTGGATTCTAAGTTACCGTATTTTTGAATACGATCAACATCCATCACTTTTAATTGTTTTCCTCCGACATTTCTTATGATAACATCGTTAGAAAATAATCGTCTTAATCTTGTAAATAAGCTAGTATCTGCCATATTTATTGTTTATTGTGTGTGTATAAATATTTAACCTAGAAGCCAAGACAAATCTTCATCTTTTCCTCCTACTTTCATTTTATAAGCCTGTTTAGGGTCATTAATTTGTGTTGTACTAAAGAAAGGATTATAATTGGCTTTTGATGTATTTGCAAGCATAGCTTTAGTTAAATCAACTCCGTGTTGAGCAAATTTTAATGCAGTATCTCGCACGTAACACGCAGTAGCTATAGACATAATTAGGTCATCATTATAGCCGGTTTGGGCTTCTGGTCGGCCATTTTTCCATACAAATGTTCTTAATTCATCTAATGTACGTCTTGATTGAATTTGTATACTTTGTTCTTTAATATATGCATCTAATTTAGCAATAGTTAATGGTCTGGTCCTAAGTGACATAGTAAACCCAGGTACCATTTTTGATTTATCTATTAAATCATATCCCTTAGCGATGTATGCTTCAGCATCACGAGTAAATTTTTCATCTTTAGGGCTATAATACAAATTTTCATAACCCATGTCAATTACTTCTTGTATAGCAGCCCAACCAATATTTGCATTTTCAATTACAAGTAATGCTTTATTATATTCATTTGCTATATTGTATAATATTCGACCAAAATCTTTAGTTGGTACTTGGTCTTTAAATTCAGCCACTTGTGTGCAATTTTCAATATCTATAATATGAAATGCTGAATAGTCTTTAGAGTCACCTCTAGCTACATCAGCTACAACCATATATTGTCTTGTATAATCTGGGTATTCCCAAACCCATAAGCTACTGTTCATGCCACGCTTTTCTAGTGGGTCTTTTAACATTGTAGCTTCTATATGGTTTAATATTTCAGGAGGGAATACAGTATCACCGGATGTTGTAAAATCACAATCACATTCTTGTGCCGCCATTCTATCCCCTAATTCATCATCTTGTTTATCTCTCCATTCTTGATTTCGTTCTGGGTGTACAGTCCAAGGTAATCTAATAGGTGTAAAGCCACTAGTACCGTCTTGTGCTTTAGCCCATTGTCTATGAAACCAATTACCAGTACCATTAGGAGTAGATAGTATAATTGCTCTACCACCAGTGGCAAGTGTTTGTTGAGCTGAGCCCCAGATCTCTTCAATTCTATTTTCTTCGATAAACGCCGCCTCGTCAATTACTAGAAGCGAAATTGCTTCTGATCTACCAGCATCACCTGCTGCAGATACTGCTTTAATTTGAGATCCATTTTTAAGTCGCAGTGA